AAAGGATTTGAATCCTGCCAGCCTTGCACGTCACGTATTTGAATCACAACCTGTCCTGTTCGAGCAATCAGTCGCTCAAACAATGCACGATGCCCTGGGTGCCAAGGTTGCCAGCGTCCCAACATCTGCACAGTTTCTTTCCGCCAATCAAACCTAGGTCTACGACGGTTTTCTAAAATGTGTGTGCCCACAAACTCTACCCAGCGTTCAGCATTTTGTTCAGTGATGCGGAAGTCATACACATCAGGTTCTACAAACATCTTATTGGTATCTTCGTAACGGCCTGCATCAATGGTGTCTAGCCATATAGTCCAATCAGCCTTGAAGTTGTGACGCATTTCTGGCAAGGGTGCTACAAAATCACAGATTGCAAAATCACCTGAACACTTTAAGGCAAACTCGGCCATTCGCAGACTTTGACGGATACGACCTTCCTTGCTGAAATCCCAATCGTTGAAACGTTTGCGTATTTCATCAGCATTGAACCAATCAACTTTGGCTTTCCAGTATGTTGGGGGCAGTTCTAAATGCATCATACGCTCTGGTGGCATATGAATGACATTGGAAAAGTCTTCTAGATATTTCTTGAGACGTTCTGCAAAATAAGTTTTACCAGATCCAGGTAAACCCATTACTAGAATTTTAACAGGCATGATTACTCCTTTGTAATGGGTTATTTATAGTCAAAGAAAAAGGCGACACAGGGTCGCCCTTTTCACGTTCAATGCCTAATTGATATTAGACAGTGATGCCCAAAGACTGAGCCTTGTATGCCAAAGCAACCATCTTGCGGCTGGCTTCACCATGCTGATACTCAGTTACTGTAACACCGTTACCGGCCTTGCGGCTGTTAGCGTAGATAGCATAGCCACGCTGGCGGATGTTAGAGATGGTAGCAGTAGGATTGGCAATGCCAAAACGCTTGCTGATCTGGCTCTCTGTGAGCGTCTCACCGTTGAGAACCAAAGCCTTGAAAAGGCGGCCCTGCTTGGTGTCAAAGTCAAAACTGCGAATGCTCTTAGTTTGATGTGTCATTTTAAAAAACTTCCTATATAGTAAGGTTAGTTTCATCAATCTGTTGATGATTTATAAATTATAGCGTAACTCTTAGAGAAAGTCTAGTGGTTGTTTAACCATTTTGCGATGGAGTTGTCCGGATCGTAATAGTCCATGGGATTGAACTCTTCAAAAGAGATCCGATAACCATCTTCACGAATGCCTGCGCTGGCAGGTAGTGCATAGTAAGGGGTGGTTGAGGTGAACTTGGTCTTGTATCGGTAATAATCTTGGTCATTGGTCAAACGCAAAATGGTTTGCTTGGGTATGCGTTTTACATTTTCCAAACCGGTGTAGTCAAACTCGTGGTTCACACTCCAACGTTGATAGTCTGCAGATGAGAAGAATGCTTCTACCTGTGTTGTTTGTTTGAATCGTGCTGGCATCTTTAGTGCCACTTCTTGCCATTTAAAATTCCAACCATACCACCAGGCCCAGTCGCCCACAGTATCAATAGGTCTTGGGGAGTTGGTAAAGGTGGTTTCAATGACCTCTAAAATACATTGCCTAGACAGGTCCGATATACCATACACTGACAGCATGGATGACAATTGACTTAGACTATAAGGCTTACTCAATACCTCTGGACCAAACTTCCTGAAAAAGATGTTCATCATTGGATTGCCAAACAAGTTGTCATTGAGTTCGCCAGTAAGCAGTATTCCGTCAACATTGCCATGTCCGGCCTGAAGTGTGATCTCTTCTACGGATTCTAATCTAGGAAACAACGGTCTCACATACTTTTTATAGAACAAAGGATATTCTTTGACACTTTCTTCGTTCATGGCCACTGTGATTTGATCCAATGATCTACCGGTCAGTAAAAAACAAGCCAGCATAAAGGTGCTGTCTATACCGCCGCTCCAGAGTGCATATATTGGCCTATTGAGATCTAACAATTCATTGGCACGACGGATTCCTGCCTCCTCGTAGGTCACTGCTGGCACGGTGAGATCAGGAATAGTATATTCGGGTTCCGATAGTTTAGGTGAGAATGGCCAAAACATTGTTTTGGTTCTATCAACCAAAAACGCATCTTTGTCCATTTTATAAAGTTCTTGAATGATTGCAAGATCTGGCTGTTGACTGTTGAACTTGCCAAATCGCATTGATGAACCAAAAGCATAGAGTAGTTTCATTGCACTCCTGCTCGCAGTTCCATTTCCAATTGTGAATTAACTAGATTCATCATTTCTTCACGGTCAGTGAGGGCGTTGATTTTGTCAACATATTTTTCCCAAAGAGCATTTAGCCTGGTCACTGATAACTGCACCGAAGAAACTTTATAGGTCAATTCCTTAAAAGCCTCAGCAGGTGTTAAACCAGCAATGCTGGCCCACTCCAATACCGCTGGTGTAAAGTGCTGTTGCTCGGTGTTGCAGAGCCGTAGTTCTTTGTCCATATAAGGAATAAAAATTTCATCGCCGGAGAATGTCTTTACTCGAGCCAAGTATCGCTCAATCTTGCTTTCTAACAACAGCAAGCACGACGACCTAGCATTGGCTAACCTGCGTCGAGCCAACCATTCACTGTTGATTTCGTTGGCAGGCATGTCAATGATGTCAAACAATCTGCCATTGGGTGTGTTTTCCACTGCTCGACCTGCATTGATATCGCCATGAGTAGTTGCATAAGAAACTTTTTTGACTACAATGCAGTTGATCTTGGTGTCATTGACATAGGCAAAGTTGTTGAAATAGTGGCCGCGCTCGGGTAGCCAGATGTTGCCAATTGAAGCATTGGGTATGCCTCTAGCAATGGCATTGGCCACTGACAAACTATTTGAGTTGGTCAATATACCGTAATTGATTTGATCAATTACAATGTGTATGTTGTTTTTCTTTGAGAAGGAATCTAGCATAATTGAAAACAGGGCCTTGCGGCCCTGCCCCTATCACTTGGTAGTTATGAACTGATAAAGTTCATTGGCCTTGGTCTTAATGACTTCGGGTGTTGGGAAAGTTGGATAGGTAGGTTCCGACGGGAATTCTACGTTTTGAAATCCCAGGGTAGATGCCTTTTGTTGGGCAAAACTTACCTTGGCTTCCCAAGTTTGACGTAGTGCGTCTCGACTCGAGTAATAGTCTTGTTCGGCCATTTCTTTGGCCATCTTCAAGACTTCAAGTCTGATAACATAGCCGTTGGTTCCGGCTGAGGTTGTGTTACTCATTTTGTTTCTCCTGTGAGTGTGTATGTTGACATAGTGTCAACGTAGATATGTATTGTGTTGTTGCGGCCTATGTTTACCAAAACAAAACCCGCCGGAGCGGGTTTTGGGAATTTTCTGTTTATTGGTATTCCTACCTCAGCGAGCCGATCAAGCGGCCAATGCGTATGAACTGTCGTTTGCAGTTACTTGTTTTGCTAGAATTACGTTCTTCGCCTGTCGTGCTGTCCACTCTGTTACTCTTTGCCCTGTCGAAGCCATGACTGGCCCATCATAAAGAAACTGGGTAGAAACTAAAATCATCCGGAACTAACGGAACATATTCTTCTGGAAGATCTAAGATATTCATACAATTTCCTTATGGTGGACCAGGCGGGAGTCGAACCCGCGTCCAGAACACTTTTCTCTTTGCTTCATACAGCAATAAAATTACTTATTACTCTCTGACCAATACTAGTCTATCACAGTTGCAATATGCATCAAACCGAACTTCTTCTCTGTATCCATATGGCACTGAAGTATATGCAGGTGGCACATAATGATAGTTGGGTTGTGGTGCGTAATAGACTGTAGGGGGCGAATAGTATCTTGGCTGTGACAGCCCGTAGCCGATGGCACCGCCAATGATTACAGGTGCTACCCAACGGTAATGATTGTGATGATGGTGGTGCTGAACATGCGGGCGGTGATGATGACGGTAATGTCTATCATTGGCCCAAGCACTTGATCCAACCAACGTCAACGCTACTGCTAAAATTAACTTTTTCATTTGTGTCCTCCTTGTCCGGACATTTGCATATTACTTGATCTTGTCGTCTGTGTCAAGATCAAATTAACTTGATCAATCCAATTTGTGTTTGGTCCTTGTTGCCATAGGCAATATAATCGGGCCATACATCTTCGATAAAAAATCCATCAGCATCTACTGAGCCACTGCCCACAGTGACCATTAACGTCATGCCATTGGGGAAAAGATCATTGCGCTTCCATGCTTCGGGTTCTGGGCCTGTGTTTCTTTCTTCTTCAGGCAACGATGTGTCAATCCAAGGTGTGTTGGTTTCGTCGCGTCCATTGGCTTCTGCTAGAAATTCATTGGTCTCAAATCTTGATAAACCTTTGTTAAACGAACCAGTAACTGTGGGTTTGCCATTGTTATCCAGCAATGGGCGTCTAATCCCATCAGTTCCTGCAGGTCCTAACAAAACTTCATAGATGTAAAATTCTTGTTGCTGTCCTGGGGGCAAACTGAACAAATGACTGCGCCCGCGATAGAGTGTAATCTCAGGGTTGAGGTTTAGTGCTGTGGTTTTCTTTTTGGCACCTACGGGTCCAATCAACTGCTCACTGACATTGCCTTCCAGTGCCCAGCCAATGCGGGTAGGATCTTCATCAATGCCGTTGACCCATAGTATAGTAAAATTAACATCCGGTGGATTGGCATCTGCTCCTTCAAAAGGATCGCCGCCATCGGCGCTTCTGTCTCCTAAGATAACATTTTCTTCGTAGCCAACTAACCTTCCGCAATAGTCATACACAGGTTCTTGTCTGACAAACGTTGGATCAGCAGGTGTCAAGGCTTGAATTGCCAATGCATATAGTTCAGGGCCTAGTGTTGCTGGCCAAATATTTTCATGCGTGATACCATCAACTTTGACAGGATAACTGGCTGTTTGATTGACCGATGAAACTATTTTTTGTGCCTGTTCAATGGCATCAGCCATTCTTGGAGAATCAGGTGGCGGATACTCGCTGGCTGAAACTTCCATGGCCGCAAGTGCTGCCGCTGGTGGTATGGCCGCGTATGCTGTGGCTGGTTCTCCAGGAACATAGGTTTTTCCTGTTCTAAGATTGTGCTTGTGTCTAAAGTCTGGAAACAATTCTCTATTGACTTGTTTCTTGATGGCCTTGCTTACACCTTTGATACGGTTGGTAAACTGTTCAATTTGGTTACTGGGTATTTCGTCTAGTTTGCCAAGTTTGCGACTCAGTGAGCCCAAGATACTATCTGGTTTATAGGAGCCAGTGTTGATACCACCCTGAGCATCCAAACACAGTTGAGGTTTGGCAAGTCTTCCAAGGTCGCTGAGAATTGAGTTGGCCGCGCCAAACATGCTGTTGGTTACCTGGCCCAGAACATCAGGTATTTGTGGTGCCTTCATTGGCACCGGACACATGCCACCCAATGACAACATTTTTTGTAAATCGGCAACAGCACCATTGACTCGCTTTAATACTTCGCCAACTCCCAAATGATCCTGGAATGCTTTTACTTCATCACGTAATTCTTTTAGGGCATCTTTAAGGTCTGTTAGATTGGCCAGTCCTTGATCTTCTAGAATCTCATTGAGGTTGGCCTCAATACAAAGGAGGTTGCCTTTGAGCATGTTATCAATACCGCCAAACAAAATAGCACAAATGATATCTTTGATTGGTTTATTTAAAATGCCTTTGGTAGTGACTTTGACTCCAGGAATAACAGGTATACTTGCCATAGTGCTTTACTTATGCCCACTTGAGATCAGGTGGCAAGTTGGGACCTGCACGACCGCCAACCTGTTGATAAGGAGCGGCACCGGTTCTTGCAACCAACACAGAAACACTGGCTGGACTGTTGCCTCCCAATGCCACATGAACCCAACGTCCTTCATAGATCAATTGACTAAACGGTCCCACATTGTTTTTGCCAATATACTTAAACAAGTCTTTGGCTTTTTCTGCAGGATCACCTTGTCCTAAAATTTGAATGTCTGTTGCACGGCCACATGGGTGATCACCAATGCTGTTTTTAGCACCCAATGATCTATCAAACGCAGGTGTTCTATATCCTGAACTAATGGTAATTTTAAAACCTGCGTCAATCAATGGATCCAATACATTCTGACAAATTTTTTGCCAGTTACAGGCAATTTGAGTCACTGACAGGTTGGCGTCAGGATTAGCCACCGGCTTATACTTCATCTGAGAAAATTTAAAGTATTTGCTACAGGGTTTGTCCCACATGGAATCGTCATAGTTCTCACAGCCTTCGGGCGGAGAAGGTTGTTCTTGTGGCGGTGGGGGTGCTGTGCCTTCTCCACTGCCAGGACCCATGGACGCCTGCATGTCGGCTTTGGCCGCTTGATGACCTGCTGGTGTATCTAGGTAATATTTTAATCCGCTGGGTGTAACTGCTACGCCGCCGCGGCCTTCTACTGGTTTATCGCACATGTAAAAATAGCCCTCTCAAGGGCTATTTATTTGTTATGAACCTATTTTTATTCTTCATCATCCCTGTCAATCAATTCCATGACTTGATCAGGGCTTCCGGGATCTGTGACTTTAACAAGCACCATACCAAGATCATACTCAACATAACTGCATAAATGCTTGCTATAAAGTGTTGCACACTCGAGAGTATCGCTGGTTAATAAGCCTGTGGATATATCGTAACTTCCGCGGGCTTGTGCTAGTTGTTGACCACGGCTACCACCAATTAACAACGGGCCCTGGGCATAACCAGAAAAGCCAAATCCATTAAATCGAAGATTGTAGCCGTATGACGTTGCAAGTTCTCGCTCTGTGTCATTGGTAGGGTAATAAAGACGTTCGTGTGCCTGGGCTCTTGTTATAGGCCCAAGATTCGATTCGCCAACAATAGCCATCAAGTCATTTTGTGCTTGGGTTCTGGCGCGGTTAACTTCCAATACCCAAGGTGGCATATTGTCTTCGAATTCTTCTAGTTGCTGATCGGCATCAAATTCATCATTAGTTTCAGGCATTGTCTACTCCAAAAGGTAATCTAGGCCATGGTGGGTATTTTTCTTTCATGGCTGGTGCATTTAATATTCTATCTAAATAATTTGCATGAAGATTTTTAGCATCTTGTTCAGTGAAATTAAAGTTAGCGGCTGTTGATACAGTAAATGCCGCGGTTGCTGGAATGGCGGCTACAGTGGTGGCACTGGACCCAAACGGCAGTGACGAGTATCTACCGGCAACACCAGAATCCAATGCGGCGGATGTTACTGCTCTGCCTAGAGCCACTGATGCGGCCGCCAATGTTTCTTGACTGATGTTTGGTGGTCCAACAACAGGTGTTGAAGGTGTAACGCTGGCGTCGCTATTGTTGCCTGCACCTGCTCCACCACCTGCACCTGCTCCACCACCTGCACCTGCTCCACCACCTACGGCACCAGGAGCAGAGCCGCCGCCCACATTGGTATCTCCAACAAATACATTAGGGCTACCTTCGGCTCTAACACTACCCAACTCGTCTTCGTCGCCCTGACGATTTACTGGTATGCCTTCTATATAAACAGTCAAGCATCCATTGGCTGTTAGGTCATCGTCATCATCTTCAATGATACTGCCGTCCACAGACACAGGCAAGTTGTTGGCAAATACAGTAGTTTGAATTACTTCTGTAATTTCGCCATCATCATCGCTGAGATCACCCAATCTATGGACGGGTCTTGTCATAACTGAAAGCCTGAGGGTGCTACTTGAATGCCACTGAGTGCAGATGTGTATTGATCCGCCAGCGGCTTGTCCGTGGATGCAATCATTACTACCAAATTAGCATTGAGTTTGATATTCTTGGTTGCATCAGGGGTTACAGTCATAAAATAAGGCATCAATGCAGGAGCACCCTTAGGACCCATTTGCAGAACAACAGGACGATCAATAATGACCTTACCTGATTCTTCGCCTAGGTATCTTGCAATAACTTCCTCGCCGTTACTGAGTTTGATTGATACTACATCGCCTTCTTTGTAGGGTATCGAAATTAACATCACTATCCTTTATAGTTTAAAGCCAGCAAAGGTGTCTTTGCTTACGTCTTGTTTGATACCACCAATCACATAACTTTCAATTTCAGTTTCCTGTGGTGCTACCTGCAGACCCTTTGAACTGAGCCAGTGTTGTGTCCAAGGCAACGGATTATCGTTGGCACTTTGTTCATAGCGGGCTTCTTGACCCAGACCCTTAAGGCGTTTGTTGGCAATGTGCTCAATAAACTTGTGCAACAACTTTTCGTTCAGACCCACAATGGCTCCGTGGCTGAACAAGTAATTAGCCCACTCTTTTTCTTCGTCAACCACCGTATCATATATTTCGCCAATCATATAGGAGTTTTCGTTGACAATTTCAGTCATCTCAGGATCATCACCGCGTTGCCAATTCTTGATGATGTGGCTGGTAATGCTGAGGTGTTGACTTTCATCTCTAGCAATCAGGCTGATAATCTTGGCTGAGCCTTCCATCTTTTTCAACTCGCCAAAGGCAAATGAGCAGGCAAATGAAACATAAAAACGAAGTGCTTCAAGTGCATTGACATTGACCATAGCAAGGAACAGTTTCTTCTTAATGTCTCGGATATCGCCTTTGCCTGTGACTTCGTATTGTTGTGCGGCGTCAATGAAGTCATCATATGCGCGAGTCACACTCTTGGCACGAGCCACAATCTTTTCATCGTCGAGGATTGTGTCAAACACTTCTGAGGGATTTGAATATACGTTCTTGATGATGTGAGTATAACTGCGACTGTGGATAGTTTCAAAGAATTGCCAGGTGTTCATGCAACCTTCCAACTCAGGCAATGAGCAGTAGGGCATGAAGGCCATGGCAGGGCCGCGACCTTGCACAGAGTCCAAAAGAATCTGATACTTGAGATTGGAAGTGAAGATAAACTTTTGTTCTTCACGGAAGTCAAGATAGTCACTGCGATCCTTTTGCAATGATACTTCTTCGGGACGCCAGAAATAGCCCAACTGTGTTTGTGTTAGTTTATCAAACACAGGATACTTGAAGGTGTCAAATCGTTGGGCATTTAGAGCCTCTCCAAAGAACATAGGTTGTTTGGTGAAGTCGACTTTGAGTTGATTGAATACAGTAGCAGTCATGAGTTTTTCTTTTTAAATGGTGCAGGCTTCGCAGGCTTCTGCGTCGTCGGCTGGTTGAGGAACTACAGGCTGAACCATCTCAGTGGCGGCCACGATGTTGTCTTCGTCTTCACCCTTGGCATCATAGGTGTTGTGGTAGTATGAAGTCTTCCAACCATACTTGTAGGTAGTGAGCAAGTCTTTGAACATCACACTCATTGGCACTTCACCATTTTCATAGTGTTTGGGATTGTAACTCCAATTGCCTGATATGGCTTGATCAAAATACTTTTGCATGGCCGCTACAATACGAATGTAGCCTTCATTGACTCCTTCATCCCAAAGGAATGTGTAGGCATTTTTGAGACTACCATACTGTGGAACAATCTGCTTGAGTGGACCCTTCTTGGATTTCTTGGTGCTCATGTATGCACGGGGAGGCTCAATGCCGTTGGTTTCGTTTGAAACCACACTACTAGACTCACTGGGCATCTGTGCTGATAGTGTGCTGTGGCGCATGCCGTGCGCCAAGACTTCCCGGCGTAGTGCTTCCCAGTCATAGTGTAGATCTGTTCCCAGGAACTCGTCAACATCATGCTTATAGGTATCCACAGGCAAAATACCCTGTGCATATTTGGTTCTGTCAAATGCCGAACAACGACCTTTTTCTTGAGCCAACTGAACACTGGCGCGAATCAAGTAATACTGAAATGCTTCTGTCAAACGATTCACTGCCTGTGAGGCTTCTACATCACGGTAGTGTAGGTTCTTCTTGGCAAGGTAGTGTGCTAGGCCAATATAGCCAATGCCGAGACTGCGGCGAGCCTTGGTAGACAACTCTGCGGCGATCACAGGATAACGCTGATAGTCAATGATCTCGTCCAAGGCACGAACAGCGAGATCGCACAGGGTCTTGAGATCATCCAGTTCACGCAGATTGCCTACATTGATGGCTGACAGGATGCAAAGAGCAATTTCGCCTTTGCTGTCATCGAGTGTTTGGATTGGATCTGTAGGTAGTGTAATCTCTTGGCAGAGATTGCTCATCTTCACGGAATCTTGGAAACTGCTGTGGCTGTTGCAGTGGTCGATGTTCATGATGTAGATGCGACCAGTTTCTGCACGTTCTTTTAACAGGTTAGTAAACAACTCCATGGCTGGAACTGTCTTCTTGGAAATAGACTTGTCGTTTTCATAGCGAAGGTAGAGTTCGTCAAATTGATCGTTGTTGCCAAATGCTTCGTATAGTCCAGGAGTGTCGTGGGGTGAGAATAAGGTGATGTTGGCTCCGGCCAGGAGACGTTCGTAAAACAGTTTAGAAATTTGAATTGAGTAATCTAGTTTACGCACACGATTGTCTTCGGTGCCTTTGTTGTTCTTTAGCACCAGAACGTCTTCGATTTCTCTGTGCCAAATTGGAAAGTGAACAGTGGCAGAGCCGCCACGCACACCGTTTTGTGTGCAACTGCGAACTACACTTTCAAAGACTTTGAGAAAGGGAATAACACCTGTGTGTGCCACTTCACCGCCACGAATCTTAGATCCAATGGCACGAATACGACCCACATTCAAGCCAATGCCTGCACGTTGAGCAATGTAGTAGCCAACGGCGGAACTGCTGTTGAAGATTGAAGGAAGTGTGTCGTCGACATCTACAAGAACGCAACTGGCAAACTGTCGAATTGGTGTGCGGACACCCGACATCACAGGCGTAGGAATATTGATCTTGAAAGTAGAAATGGCGTCGTAGTATTTGCGAACATAACTCATGCGAGTATCCTTTGGATACTGTGCAAATAGAGTAGCGGCAATCAACATATACATGTATTGTGGCGTTTCAAAAATACGACCACTGCTACGATCCTGCACCAGATACTTGTCTACCACTTGGCGCATACCTGCATAGGTAAAGTCTAGGTCTCTGTGATGGTTGATCCACACATCCAATTGGCGCCATTCATCTTCGTTATAGTAGTTTACAACTTCAGCATCATATACTCCGCGCTCAACATTCTTGGCGACCAAATTAGATAGAGGAATGTAATCAAATTGACCAAACACATCTTTGCGTAGCCCGTAGAGCAAGAGTCTAGCGGCCGCATACTGATAGTTGGGCTTTTCCAAACTGATCAAATCGCTGGCGCTACGAATAAGAATCTCTTGGATTTCGGCTGTGGTAATGCCATCACGGAACTGCAGATCCGCATTCATTTCAATTTGGCTGACAGAAACACCAGCAAGGCCTTCACAGGCTTCTTCAACCATTAGGTGAATCTTGTTGATGTCTAGAGGCTCTCGTCTACCGTCTCTTTTTACTACACTAATTGTGGATTTCATTGTTTTTTCTTTTTCTGCTAATAAGTTGTTCACTGCTGGCCCCTTGTTAAAGATAGATTACTTAACCTGGGTCCCTGGCACAATATGTTTACACTTTAACCAGTCTAGCAAGGTCGCTAGGGTGCCATATGCGAAGCATCTGCATCCTAGTTGAATCTATATCAATGACCTCGCCATCGTAGTAATTTAACACTTTTTTGTCTGGCGTTACAACCAATAACTTTGTTTCAGGATAATCCTGTAGTTGACACAGAACCAAGTCACAATCTTGGCCTATCAATACCAAAGTGTAAAATATGCCCAGGCCTTGTGCAGAACCGCAGAACTCTCCATGTCCTACCAGTTCCCAAGGATTAGGCCAAGTTTCTTCGCGCCAAGGATCTATGGCCTTGTTTACCAGTGGAACAAACTTCCACCATCTTGCGATTTCATTCAAGGCGTCAATGTTGTTAGATTGGTTTAACTGTTGACGCCAATCGCGCCAGATCAATAATCTGGTCTGCTTGTCAGTGAACCAATGCTCCATATCGTGTTGCATCAATACCTATTTATTTTGATTGGTAATACTGTTCTACACGTTGCAACCACAGTTCGGTATAATGATCAAATTCCGTGCCTTCTATGATAAACTCTTGATAGATGTTGTCTGCTGAGCACATGAAAATCACGCCCTTGCGGATTGTGGTTCCCCAGACTTCATTGTGTGCTAATGCGTATGCGGCAGTCTGCACAAAGTAATCTTCAATCCACTCACGCTTTTTGAGTTTGTTGGTTTGCTTGTGATCCATAATAGCCTCATCGCCATTGTGGATTCCCACCAGGTCAGTGGTTCCTGCATACAGGCCAGGAAAATACAATTGAACTTCAGTGCCCCAGACTTCGTTACAGTTCACTAGACCTTGATTGATAATAGTCTGTGCCATTTGGTGGCTTTGTTGACTGTAAGGATTAGATCCTGGTTCACCAGTGGCGCCGGTTAGAACAAAATTTTCCAGCCACTTGTGCATCCTGGTGCCACGGCTGGCGGCCTCGGTGGTGATTTCTTGGGCCTTGGTCTCACCAACACGGCGCCGCCAGTTGGCTAGGGCCTGGCGCTTTTCTTCGCTTTTGGTTTTGTCTAAAATTGTAGTAACACTTGGGACACGCGAACCATCAGGTGTTTCGTATAAACGACTGGCACCATCAATTCGGTTGAGTTTTTTGTAGTTGAATTTTGGATTATAACTTGGCATTGTCATTCATTATACACACGAGTATAAGAAATGTCAATCAATTACCAAGCAATAATCCAGGAAAAGGTAGTGTTGGTAGTAGCATTGGTTCTGCGATCAATGGTATAACCTAAATCTGAAAAATAGGTTACAATCTTTTCCATTTGCAGATACTTTTGACGATCATCTCTGGCGCCTGTCCATACGTCAAAATATTCAGTGGCCATGGCATAACCTGTGTCTGTGAGATTCTTGGCCATGGTAGTGGTTGATGTTACTGTTACATCAACTGCACCGTCGGCAGTGGCCAATAAAATTTCTTCTTCAAGGTCCCGAATTTCTCGCAACACAGCAAGATCATTGAGTGCCTTGGCACGAGCCTCTGCGGCTGTTAACATTACGCGACTCATAGTCCTAGTGCCTTTCTGGCCTTGTCAATGGCCATGTCTTTGACTTTATTTGCATTTGATTCAGAATCTTCTGCACCGGTAGGAATAGTAGTTAACATAACTTCTTTATCATTGACGTCTGAAACCAGATCGGAGTTTTTGTTTTTCAAACCAACAATAAAGTCTCTAATACTTGATTCTTGTCCCTGTGCAGAATAGCCTAGTCTAGACAACATACCAACAAGTTCAGCCATTGGTAAATTTGCCTTGCCGTCCATGTGAGCCTTAACAACTAACATTTTAACGGCGTTGGCAAAATCAGTGTCTACTTGACTAAGTTCACTCAGCGTCACTCTTAATCTCCCGTCCGGTAGGCTCTGATTCAGGGCCTGAACTGCTAGGAAACACAGGAGCGGGTTCTTCGCTGTCAGCACCCAAATCACCTAAATCTGCGGTGGGTGCGGCTGTTGGATTAGTCAACGCTTTGATAGCACCATCAATGCTGTCTTTGGTTTGTGTCAGTGTTTCCATTGCAGTTTCAATGGCAGTTTTGATTGTTGAACCAAACTGTTCACCTTCACCATCACCAAATTTGGCTTTGATCTGGTCTACCAATGTGATAAGATCACTACCCAGCATGTCTGCTACGTCTTCGATCATATCTTGGAATTCTTTACTCATGCTCTGAGTAGCCAATACTACTTCTGCTTGTTCTAGATCAGCATCGTCTAACTCTGCTTCATGTAGAATTGCATCAACGTTGGCTAGATCTTCATAGATCTCTTTGTGCAAAATTGCACGAGTATATGCTTCTCCACCGCGGCTGGCTAGGCTGTCAATTTCTTTAGCAACGATGGCCAATTGCTCACGCAATTTGCGACCACCAATGCTTTCATCAATGACAATGCTCTGCTTACGCAGGGCCTGTCTAGCGGCTTCAGCGGGTGTGGTAATTGTTGAAATGTCTTGGAATTTCATGTTATCTCCGATCTGGATTTATTTAGCGTCGTTTTTTATTAAGACGAGCCACTCTTCTGGACAGTGGATTAAACCGTTTGGTTCGTTTGGTCTTAATTTTAATCCTAGCACCCATGCGGGCTTTGGTTCTGCGTAAAACGATGCGTTTTTTAATGTCGACTTTTCGGCTACAACTGCTGGCGGCACTGACTACACGCCCTTTTCTGCGTCCAGTGGTGCATCTTACTTTTCTGGCAATTTTTTTGCCTTTACGAGCCCAAACAATCTTTGCTTCGACAATTAACTTCATTTGTGATTTTTACTTAGGTAAATGAGTGAGGATGTAACCTAACATACCTAACAACGCAACAATAACTGTGGCCGTGGATGTTACCATTACATTGAATCTGCGGTCTTTGGATTCACCAATCAAGTTTTTTACTTCTTTGAAATTGGTGTCAGATGATTTTTTGAAAGCATCAAAATCCTGTTGCAAGTGGTCTAGGCGTAGTTCCACTGCACTAAATTTTTCTTCTAACCTATGGTAACGCTCAGCACAGAGTTCAACGTGTAGGTTGAGGTCTTTATTCTCACCTTCAGCAATATTTCTACCCATTATATTTTTTCCATGCAAAAAAAGCAGACTCTTGTCCACTAATTTTTGTGTTTGATATATGGTGCCTTAAATTGAGCCAGGGTGAGTCGTGGTGTTACTTTGGGTTATTTGACTTTATTTAGCCAAATTACAGTGACTCATGGCGGATAAAAAAGGTGTTGGCATCTGCACCAGAGGTGATGATCTTGGGTTCTAACTTGGCAGTTTCATTGAGTCCTGTCTGCATAGGTAATCCATTGGCTTCTGAAATCAATGTTTGTTCGTTCATTAGACCCACTTTGTCTACAATCCACTTGTAGGACCAAACAGTTTGACGACCGCTGTGATTTTTACCAAAGAATCCATCAGTGATGTCTTGATCTGTGACCATGTCAACTCCAGACAAAATAGGTTGCCCTCGCATGCTCACCAGATCAATCAATATGTGCAGGTTGTCGCGGCTTTTGCTGGAATCAAGCCCAATGTCAAACAATGTCCAGGCTGTGAAGAATTCTGGATCCCCTCCAAAATGTGCGCCGGGAATTGTCCAACTTTTCTTTTCTGACATTAGGGTATGAGTTTTGTTGGGGTGGTAATTGCTTTGGCCAACCCGTAGCCGATGGCGCCAGCGGCGGCCACTTTGGCAATGGAACTTAAAAAGCCCTTGCCTGAACTTGTTCCAGCCACTGCGGCACCGGCACCAAGCATGGCCGCTTCGGCATTGTCCACATGGTCAAGTTCCCATCCTTTGCCTTTGGCCAATGTTTCCAACATTGGATAAAGATCACTGCGACGTGCTCGTGTGCGATAATACTGTAACAGTCGAGTAACACACACTTGCTTTTGAAAAGTGGTTAAATTTTCCCAATCAGTGATCAATCGACGCATGCTCTTGTAGTTGGAAACATCAATGCCCATCTGCGGTTCTAATCTAAACATCAGTCTGATGGCAGTGGCACGATCCAATGTGCCATTGGCCAGTCCTCGCAAAAAGTCCTTGGCCATTTTTTCTTTGACGTGCAGTCTTGTGCCCAGCACAGCATTTTGTTCCATGCCGTTGAGTTTCTTTGCAGTCTTTCCTGTGGGGTTAGTGGCAATATGCAAAGCCTGATATAGGTCGGTGCCAACAACACGTGGCTCACGAAAGCCACCAAACATCATTGTTTTACGAGCGTATGCCTGTGCAAAAGGTGCAGTTTCAAATTCCTTATTGAACACATACAGAGTCAACAAACTCAAGAATGCGCTGTCTACTGCATCTCTCAAAGTCATTGCAGACAGATAGTTGTTGCGGAACATGCGACTTTCGTTGCAGTTCTCTCTAATGAAACTGTATTCTTCTTGGTTTTCCATTATATGCCTTTGCCCATGAATGCGGGTCTATTTACAAATTTAATCTTGCCATGTGGTGTTGCTGACACATAGCCTTCGTGGCCGCCATCAGTTCTAACACCATCAGGATGCTTGGCTATGTGTGCATCCAATTGATCTTTGATATCGTGTTTGAGTTCAGACATTAACACTATGATCTTCCAAGTGGTATCATAGGCTTTTTTATACTGTTGCAAGTGTGTGATGATATTTTCTTGCTTCTTGGCTGTTAGGCCTGCAGGACCTTTAATCCAATCCATGAACTCGCGTGATGCACTGGCTTCAATCTGCTGACCAGCACGGGCTTTGGCTGTGATAAAACTCTTAAACAAATCTGGCAAGTTGGCAATCTTGAGAGCACCAATGTTGAAAGGATCCAACATGTCATCAATCTGTTGTGCTGGCGCACTAGCCAACAAGTTTCTCACTGATTCAATTTCTGCCTTGGGCTTTTTTAGTTTAACAGTATCATCAAGTTTGGTTTCTGGTCCAAACACAATCATTTTGGAACTACTGGAAATATTGTTTAGTTCAGGAGTGGTGGGTGTTGGTTCTGCAAATGCATCTGCGGCAGAGTCTGCAGAATCATACACTCCGTGTATGGCCACACCGGCTTGACTGCGTTTAATCCTAGCACCAATTTCTTGTGCCAAATCAAACTTGTAGTTGATCTTGTTGGGTTTAAAACTGATCTTGCTATCGTCAACTTGTAGTTCTGCTGGTGTCATCCACAACATGTCGCCTTGGAACATTTTGCCTACACTACGTTTGGGAGTGATGGCTTTTAGTAATTCATAAATGCCGGCAAATTTAGCGGCATATTCAGCACGACCTTGTTGGTCAGGACGACGATTGTAAATCATTGAACTTAGTTCATCGGCTGTGGTAGGTCTGCCGTTGTATTTTTTAGCGCCAATACCTGCTTTGTCAGTGACGATGAAAGTATTCTTATCTAACCAGCCAAAAATAACTGCTGGTGAACCATCCCACTTGATTGTTGTGACAATGTGATGATTGTCAATTGCATGTTCAATGGCTTGTAATGCTCGGCGAGCACCATTGAGACCGTTCTCGTCAAAGAGAATATCTTCGGGATGGTCAATCCTGGCTTTGGCTTCAAACAGAGCCGGCTTGTTGTTGCTGACTACTTCGGTGATTCTCATGATGATGGGTGACTGTCAAAATAGGCCTTCATGGCATTTTCATATTCTTGGCCGCGACGTGCGGCATAGGCTTCATCAGTCTCACCAGAGATGCGAGGTAATTTAGCACTGGCAGCGGACGCGGCATTATGTGCGGCTTGATGGCGTCTTTCTTCATCGGTGCCAGCAGGAGCAGGTTCACCTGGCTTAGGTTTGTCTTTGGGGTTTGGTTTGGCAGGCTTAAACGCATCCAACAATCCCATGGCTTCTTTGGCCCAGTCGTGCAAGTGACCAAAGGCCACATCGCTGGAATCTTCACCACGTGTAGATCTTTCGCTGGCGGCCAATGCAATCCACTTGCCAACAAAGGCATTCAATGATCTAGTATTGGTCTTGACAAAGTTGGTAATTGCAGTTCTGTATTCAGGTGGCTTCTTGGCAAGATCCAAGTGACCAACTAAACTTGCTTGTATTTTGTTTGGGTCAACAATGTTGACTGGCTTTCCTACTAGGGCCTGCAATTGCGGAGTAGGCAAGTTTACATATTTCTTCTGCACAGTTTCAACAATGTCTAATACAAGACGTTGCATGTTTTCTTTGAATTCGTTGTTGGCTTCTAGGCTTGTGTGGAGTTCACTGCCAGGTGTAAACAATGCCGCATTGATTTTATTACCGTCTTTGTTGAATGCATCAATGGTTGCATCGTCAAACTTAAAGTCTGCTGGTGCATCAAGTCCTGTGCCCATGCCTACCATTTCACGGAATTCCCAGTCTAGTAGAGTCACTGCGACCACAGTTGATACAGCATCCACGTGACCTTCTTGACTTAGGCCCTTGATCTGTTCTGGTGCTGTCTTGCTGGTGATGTAGGTCATTATTAACTTGACAACGTCACCGGCACGCCATTGCTGTTTGGCATGAACGTTTACACCAGCAAGAATATCTCGTTGATGTGATTTTAAATGTGTGATCAATTGATCGCGAGTTACTTCGCCAATGTCTGATCCTGTCTTGCTTAGATTGGCGGCAACAGTAAATGCGGCCATGATTATTTTATTAAGCGGAATTTGCTCTAAAATTTCACCGCCTGGAGCCTCTTTGTCACCGTCGGTTCTACCTGTTCCTAGATTGGTTTGTCCGCCTGATTTGATCAAGCGGTTTACTTGATTGGCAATGGTGTCAACAACTAGGTCAAGTCTTGAATTGCTACCCTGAAGGCTACGGATGAATCCTGTGATTCCATCGCCGCCAGCCATGGTCTGGATTTTGGCCATAACGTTGTCCAAAAAGCCTTCTTCGAGTTCTTTTACTTTCATTTTTCTTCGCTCTCTTTAATGGATCTAACACCACGGGTGAACTTGGCAGGATCGTTGTTTTTAATGGCCAGTTGTAGTCTACGGACTAGATCATCAGCCTGGTGCTTTGGATAACTGGTTTCAATAATTTTTACTAGATTGATTACCCGGGCAATGGCCTGTGTGGCCAAACTTTCGACCAATAGGTGCTTGTCGCGCTGTGGCACAAGCGTGGTAATTTCATCTAGGATACTACGAGTTTGTTTCTGCATGGTTGAGTCTATTTATGGTAAATAGCCCTATAAGGAGATTGTATAAAAATGCAATTATCACCAACTGCACAACAAATTCGAGAACTTGCTGATAGATTGTCAGCAATTAACTTAGAAATCACCGAAAAAGATGACCCTCTTACCGGTGAGCCTGAACATGAAATTGATTCCACAGAACTCAACCGTTTGAAAATTGCTCTTAAGCCTTTGGTCAGCGACGAAATGCAAGGACGCTTTGTCCAGGTTTTGAACAAAATGCGCTCTGGCACACCTGTAACCACAGGCGAAGCAAAATTGATCACTGTGGCTTTCATGAGTATGGCCGACATTGTTGCCGGCGACAACGCACTGATTTCTCGCTTACGCAAGGACATTGCTGATTTTAACACGTCACATGATGATGCTGACATAGCCGCTGATGTCAATCCCAATTTGGAAATTAACAAACCTTAAGCATCTCGAGTTAAACCCATAGCCCTAAGTTTGTCCCTGTTGATATTTGAAGTCACTGGAACTGCTTGGGGCTTTTCTTTGATCTCTCCAGTTTGAGGATCTACCACAGTAGTGCCCTTGCGTATTTTGTTAAACACCTCAGATGCACTGGATGTAGTTGGTTCAGCATCGTCAGCAAGATCTGAAATCCTAAGTGTAGATGGATTAAACTCTAGATCCAGTTTTTGACCCACTGCACTGGAACTACGAGTTTTCATGAACTGGATTTGCACACGGCAACGTTCGCGCATGGTAGGAGTAGAATAGATACCAAACACGTTGTCTGCTGTTTGAATCTTACTCAAACCGCCAGCAATCATTGAGTGGTCAAATTCCACACTTTCCACAGCACTACGATTCAACTGCGATGCTGTGGCCAACAACAGTTGCTCACTGACCACCATGTTACGCAATTCTTCAGATACAATTTTGTCCTTGATAAACAGATCTGCTACCGAAATCTTTTGCCCTGCTGGCATCATCAAGTCCAGATAGTCCACTAGGATAGCATCAATTTTGATCTTACGCTGTGTTTGAAATTCTTTGATCCAGGCCAGCAAGTCATTGGCAGTTACACCGTTGGGCAATTGCACAATCTGCAACACGCCAGACTTTTTGCCTGCCATCTTGACTTTTAAGTCTACATCTTCTAATTTCTTAAACACTTCTCTAGTGGCAGTTTCTGTCAGCATGGCATCCATACGCATGGCGCACAGGCCTTCAGCCAACTCAAGACTAAAATAAACAACGTTGAGTCCTGCACGGCTCCAGTTCAAGGCCAAATTCTGCAAGAACAAACTTTTACCTGCACCAGATGCACCTGCAAAAATATTGAGTTCGCCGCGATTGAATCCGCCATAGAGTTTGTCGTCTAGTGTGCGCCAGCCTGTGGTGATTTGTCCGTTGCTGTCTTTGAGTCGTTCTAGTCGACCTTTGGGATCTGCAAAATAGTCTGTGCCAAATGTTTTAGGCAAACCAATTTGCACAGCATCCTTGATCAGTTTTTCTACCGAACCATACTGATGCTTTTCCAGCATGTCAGCACTACTGAGGATGGCCTTTTCCAAAGCCTTGTGCCTGGCAAAGCCTTCAAACTCTTCCAAGAACCATGAAGCATGTTCATTGGCACGATCTTCTAAGTTGGTCAACTCAATGCCGCAGGTGGCAGAAATTTGTGCCACGTCTGGAATGTTACCTTGATCAACCAAATAAGTTTTTAAGAATTCTGCGGCTGACCTCAATCTGCGGTCAAAGTGTTCCGCATCAAGAATGTTCTGGCATCTGGCCGCTAAGTCTCTGTTACTGACCAAAAACTCCAAGAACAGTTTTTGTAGTTCAAACCCATACTCTTTGATATCATCGGCCATCAGTCTTTCCCCCACCGCAACATCATTACTGCGGCATCTTCTTTGTTGTCAAAGTCAAAAATCATATAATTTTCAGTCAATTCCGTTTTATAACATCCGCCAGGCAGGCCAAATTCTTCAATGACCCAGATACAGGTTTTGTCCCACCACTCAGCGGTATCTTGACCCAGTTTCCAGTCCACTCTAACTTTATACACACCACCGCCTTGCTAGTAATTTAATCTTCAATGGGTTGGACTCAATTGCCGATAATATACTTTGTAGCGTGGCGATTCTACCAAATTGTTGCACAGCATCGTTGGCATCTTTGATGTCCTCAGGCCAGTCTGGAAAACTAGCACTCCAGCCCAGGGCGGCCGCTTGTTCAAGAAGTCCTCGACCAGCAGAGTCTCTGTCAGCAACAACCACTGGTTCTGTGTCTAGGTCTTCAATGACTTTGGCCTGCTCAGGATTGATGCTGTTGGTCATTACAGCAACACCACCAATGCTGAGTGCATCATACTCACCTTCAACTACCACTGTGTATTTTCTTTTTCTATTTTGTGAGTCCAGGTTGAACACATAGCCGGCAGGCCTGTGACTGATCATCTTGGGTGTTTTACGATCTGGTGGTGTGCCAATCCATCTTGCTTGATAGCCCACCACAGTATCACCATAGGTATAAGGCAGTATAACACGATTCTCCATGCCCAATACTTTGGTGGTAGTCTGTAGAAATGTAGCCAGTCCCAACACATGTCGTTGAGCAAGATAAGCCTGTGCAGAGTCTGAGATATCATCAGTGACTGGCCACGGAAACTCTATACTGGGCCAAGTTACTTGGAATACTGCTGGCTCTGGATTTATGTCTTCTTCTACTTGATCCCAGAGTTGTATTTTTACTCGTTGTATCTCGCCTTCGTCAATGCCCAAAGTTCGCATCAACTTGATGAGTTTAAATCCTAGTCTAGAACCCGGGCGCCAGCCTGTGGTGTAGTTGCAATTGAAACAGTGGTAGCCTACACGATCGCCTTCGAACTTGAAGCCACCACGATGTCTAGTATCGGGCCTTGATTGCCCATTGTGAACACACATGGGGCAGTTCATGGTCAACCAGCCCTGCGGATTTGACCGCATAGGAGGTAGGTGCGCTTTTAAAAGGTTTTCAACCAGACTCATAGAGTGTATATTACACTCTAATTAGTATTTTGTCAAGTGTTCCAGCGTTGCTTGGACTATCTGCACGAAGGGTTCTTAGCCAACGAACACCGCCATAGTAGTTGTATGGATCAATGCCAGTGTAGCCTGCTAGGTCTAGATTGGCAGTGGTGTAGTCCTGTGGTTTGAGATTAGCCCATAAAGTTGAGCCTGTCACTACTTCATCAAGTGTGCCTTGCACAATGACACGGCCCGAGTAGTTGCTGGCATACAATGCCACAGTGAACAAGGTGGTGTCTTTGCGATAGAAACTTGGACCGTTTACTGCGGAACTCACATACCGTCCGTCAACCAGTGTCCAGTTGTCAATTTCGATGGTGGTTCTATTGGTAGGCACCACAGCGTCTTTGACTTCCACATCAAACACAGCCTGTTGAGCACGATTCCAGGTCAATGCTGTTTCTAGTCCGTTGCCATCAACAAAAGTAGCACCAAGTTGGTAAATGCCTGAGGGCAAGGTCATTAGGTCTCTAGCATACACAGTTAAACGTGCTTGACCATTTTCTGCCACAGTTGCCATTGCCCTACGTCGGAAAATTGTAGTGCCGGTCATTCGGTCCCACATGGTCAAGGTCAGTTCTCTGTTGAGTAGACTCACGGGTCTGCGATCGCTTCCGGATACTGTGATGTCAAGTAGATTGTCCACACCCTTGAACCAAATAACTCTACGATCAGTGTAGGATGCTACATGTCTGGTGAGGCTGGGACCGTTGCCGGCACCAGCGTAGTTTAGGTTTGCTGTGGGTATGCTTGAGTTCAAATTTGCCATGGTGGTTTATTTAGCGCGAAACCCGAGTCATTTAAGAGACTAAATATCCTTGCATTATGGATAGCAAAGCAAAAGAATTCCTCGAAAAATTCCCGTTTATGTGCTTGGTCCGCTACAGCGATCGCGAACTGGTTGGTATTATCCAAAACAGTGATCAACATGTAGTGACCATGTATGTCTACAACTATTTGCGAGACGAAACAGATAAACTGGCCTTTATTGAGGCCGGTGAAGAATGGTGGTGGGGGTCAAATCGTGTGTTGCCCATCAACATTGTGCTCAAAGAAAACATGCGACGTTTTGCTTACGCACTACACACATATTCTACCAAAGACTTTGAAATGATCTACGGGCAAATGACCAGCCTTACCAATGTCATTACTAAACGCACAAAACGTCGTCAAATCAGCCTAATTAGAAAACTGGATTAACTGTAGCCGTAACTGATTTGTTCACAGATCAGATTCATCTGTGCTACTATGGCCACTGCATAGGCTGTTCCGTGGCTCTTCTTAAAGTAGTATTCGTCACCCACAGGCTTGACCCAAACTTCACGCATGACGCGATCCCAAGACTGCCCTACTAGGTAACGTTTGGCCGGTCTAATCATGGCTAGAACAGCGGCCAACTGTTCAATGCAGGTTGGCTTCATGGTGCGTAAAATGTCACTGTGATTGCCTACATGAAATAGCAAACTGGTAAAGTCTGGTTGCTCTAATAGATCCCACAAGGGCTCTTGCTGAGCCAACTGCTCCAGATGTTCTTTGTTTTTGACCTGCTGATAAAGGCCCACGTTCAGTAGGTCAACTTTGAAGAATCCTGTTTGCTCAGCCTGCTGATAATCAATGTCACACCAGCCAGTGAAAGGATTAACCGGCACAGGATGAAAGTAAACTCCTGTCTTGTGCTTTTGCATTTCTCTGTTGGTGCCCATTTGCATGGCAGGGACTCCAGGGATCAACTTTAACAGTTGTTCTCTGTCAGCAAAGTCAACATCAACGTCAGGTCGTTTGATCATTTCTTCAACTTCTCTTTAAGAATTTCAATGAGTTCTTCCTGCTGGCGTTTTAATTCCAACATTTCTTGGTGCAAGGTAGAAATCTTTTCATCAAATTTACTGATTCGACGTTCTAAAGATGCCACCACGCGATCTGCTACAGCAGACTGTTGATCCACTGAACTTCCTCGGGATGACGCTTTATCTTTTTTATCCACCATTCTGTGTCTATGCTCCTGGCAATTGTGTCCAACTGTCCTGGTTCCATCCTTTCCAGTAAGTGCTGTGCTTTAGTAGATGAATACAATATCCACGGACTTATTCTACCCATGACTATCATGTTCATCAACGCCACAGGTGCAATCTTACTAAAAAATTCTTCCCAGGGTGTGTTAGATCTTTCGCTCCATTCTTTTATAGTTAGTAACGTGCGCTCGGCCGCTCGTTCCGCTGTTTCCCTCTTGCTGGATTCCTGGATGTATAATGCGTAGGTTCCAGGCTTTTGCCAGTCAGCGATTCTAACGTTCATCTTAAACAACCACTGTATAAAACGATCTGAATTAACAGGTTTAAGTTCTATTAGGTAGTTGGCAAACTTGACAAAAGACAAGTAGTCGGGGCTACGAATAAAGTCTTCTAGAGTGCGCGGCTTTTTAGCGTGTGGACTCACATGCTTCATAAAGTCCAACCACACTTGAAAAGCAATGCGGCTAGGTGGCTCTTCCGACTCCATCCATCTACGTTTCTTTTCGCACATATGGCTGGCCAATGTGCGCTCTCTGGTAAATGAACGGTTACACCACCGACATTGATATCCTGTGTCAGACATTATTTAAACAGGTCCTTGATCTTTTTATCTGCTACGTTCATGGCCTCTGCGGCTTCCTTTAACGTATCGCCGTCATTGATGGCCTTAAACAATTCAATTTCTTCCTCACCAAGATGCGGGAACAATTCAATTAACCACTCAGTTATTCTGTCTTTCTTTTGGCCTCTGGGCGGCACAAACTCGTGCCTGAGTTTTTGTCCTAGCCCTACCAAGGACAATACCTGCCAACGCAGTTCTTCGTGTGCAGATGTAGTGGCCACAAAATCAATGTTGCAAAGATCATTGACCATTAGCAAATAGTGTTCTTGAATGTCTCTGCTACCTTGAACTTGGCTGGCCCAACGCTGTGCCATAAAGAGATTTAACGCACGGATGTCTTCGTCACCCAATGAGTTATAGAAGTTTTTCTTGCGTAGGTCGACCGCAGTCATAACCTGGTCAATAGGTAACTGATGCTTGGCACTAGCAGTTTCTTTTTTCTTGGTAGCCATGTGTGTATTTTAAAACCAAATCTTGTTTAGATCAAGAACTTCTGGCACTTTATTTGCTTCTTTTAAGAAAAAAGCACAGGCCGGATCCTCACCTGGCATGAGTGGCACAGCCAAGATATGGCCAAATTTGAGTTTGGGCACATACCATTTGACTTCTTGATAGATGTTGACGATCTCAACTGTGTGCCACTCTGGCTTGTAGCCTGTGATGGGATTAAAGACAAAAGTGCTGAAGCCACGATCGTTGAGACTCATGATATTGATCACTTCAGGATCACCGTGATCAGGTTCCCCAATCACCAATGACCAATCCAAAGGCATCTTGACTTCTCTGTTGCCAATACGCAACACAGCCGCTGGACATGAAAAACTTTCAAGGAATACCAGCGGCACAAACATGTAGTCTACTTCCTGTGGGTTGGAATAGTCCAACACACCATAGCGGAGATCTTCATCAATCTCATTGGGTAGCCGATCCAAATCATAGGCCACGTTGTCAACTGTCAATATATTCATCGATATTTCACTTTCTGTGTTTCGTAAGGGTAGTTGGCTTCGTCATAGAATTTTTTACGTTTGGTCAAATGTCGCTTGGCAAACTTTGCAGTAGATGTTACATCCCAGATCTGCACAAAGTCTTTGTCCTGCGCTTTGCGAATACCACGGCCAATACTTTGAATGACTCTAACAAAACTCTTGCCTGGCTCGACCAGGACTAGGTTAAAAATGCGTGGAATGTTAATGCCCACGGCGGCCACGCCATAGGTGGCCACAATGATCTTACTGTCGGCAGTGGCCACTTCGTCGTATTCTTCTTTGCGGTCTTTGCTTTTCATTGCACCTGATACAAACACTGAATCAGGCATACGCTCTACCAACATTTCTCCACACTTGACTCGGTCTACCAATACCAAGGTGTTGCCTGTGTCGGCAATGGCCAGTAATGTAGCGGCCAGTGTGTCCAACCTAGTGGTGTTGGTGGTAAGATATGTAAGTTCCTCTTGATAGGTATTGTAACTCACCGCATCATCAAACTGTAGCACCTTGACATGGCAGTTGCTGAGCACACCTAGGTCCTGCAGTTCGCTGGCCTGTAGCCTGTGTAACACTTCGCCAAGGCTGGCAATGAGACTGATGTATTCGTGTTCTTCTTTGGGAACAGTTCCTGTGAGTCCCCAACGCAATGGAACCTGTGCAAAAATACCAGTAAGAAGTTGACGTAGCACATCAGCCTTGGCCATGTGAACTTCGTCAACAATCACTGCCACCAAGTTATCTGTGAGTGCGTCAGGGCCTACAGCACTGGCACCATCTTTGAATCGTTTGAGTAAACTGTTGATGCTTTGCCATGTGGCAATGGTATGCGTGTGTCCTAGATCCTTTTCATCACCAAAGTATACACCAACATCAAGACCAAGGTTAACATAGTCTGCCTGCGTTTGCTTGACTAGATCCTTGTTGGGCACAATAACAAGAGTGCGACCATAGGGCTCGCAAAACTTGCTCATGCCTGCTGTGATCAATGTCTTGCCAGCACCTGTGGCAATTTCCTGCACACCCTGTGGTGTAGCAAAAAAACGATTGATACACTCAACTTGGTAGTCACGCAACACAATGGGTTGGCCTTCTGCAGGATGCCCTTTCGGCCATACTGTGTCAGCAAAGGTGTCCTCGGTAACTTCAGGAAATCGGAAGTCATGAGGTGTTCTTTGATCAACAATTTCAATCTGCCATCCTTCTTCGTCCAATATGGGTAGCACACGATCCAACAAGTTTAGATAAGTGCCACCAGCAGTGGTAAAGAAGCCAACCTTACCATCCCAACGTCCTAGGCGATATGCTGGCACGTGGTATGCATAAGGTAGCAGATACTTTAGTTTTGATTCACAGCGACGTCTAGTGCTGGCATCAAGGTCATGGAACTTGACGTTGACTTCATCGCGGATTTCTAGTTTACAGATTCCTGGCATAGTAGATATAATAACATAACCCTTGCCAAAAGTCTAAGACTTATCTCGCCAAAGACACAAAAAAAACATTATAAAGGAAGAGGTATAGATACTTAGTGCTAGACCGTGGTTTTTTTGGACAACCTCGCCAAGATATTTTAGCCAAAAAGAAAGGGCCCTTTCGAGCCCCTTCCCCACCTGCCCCTTCCCACGCGACTAGTCAGCGGGCCGGTGTAACCGGTAACTTACTCGCCACGCTTCATAACAGTGGTCTCAGCAAGTCGCTTCCACTTGTCGCCAGCACCTGTCATCTTCTTCAAGTCCGCAATCTTGATCACGGTGCGAAGGCTGAGTTCACGGAGTTTGTCTTTGTTGCCATCAACGAACTCAAAAATCTCTTGCTTCTCAGCGTCGCTGAAGTCATAGTGGTCCAGCATACCGTCTGTCATGATCTGCTTGATGCGAAGCATCTTGTCACGAGTGGTATCCAGAGTCAGATCCAAGTAGTGGCAACGGCTTTCCAATGCACCCAAGTGATCCTTCAACTTAGCACTCTTGACATGCTCAAACTTGATGTTGGTGATGAAGATTGCACTACCTTTGAACTCGAAGCGATCAGGCACACCTTCCGAACGCAACATGCGGCTGTCAGTGTTCCAGCAGATGGTGCGCTTCTTGGAACTGTCCAAAGCCGCCTTGAGAATGTTCAGCGACAAGTCATCAAGCAGAACGCTGTCGCAGTCGTCAAACACCAGCACATTGCCAGCGTCAGCATAATTGTAGAGTTTGCAGTAGAGACCAATGGCACTCATCGCACCTTTGACCACTTCGTAGCGAGGACGCTTGCCGCCAATCTTGTCAAACATAGCGGCCTTGTCCAGCACTCGCTCAACACCATACGACTTGCCAACTCCAGGAGGGCCAACAACAATCATGGCACGAACGGAACCATCCACAGCACCTTCCGTCATTTCTTCCAAGATGTCAAAACGTTCACGGATGCGCTCAATGGCTTGTTCGTCAGTTTCTTGCACTTTGACTTCCTTTCGTTTGGGAGAGTTGGTGTTGCTTTCAATGCTGGAGGTAGCACAGTCAGCGGCGCTGGCTGGCTCGACATCGCGCATGGAATTGACTTTGATGCGAACTTCGCGGCCTGCGAACTCGCCAAGGCTTTCGTCGGCAAGAACGGTAACATAGCCGCCTTTGGTGCCTTCTTTGAAGTCAGCAATCAGTTGGAACGTTTGATTGCTGATGTTGAAATTACGGTAAGAACCGCGTTTGATGGTGATGTATGCTGACATAGTTTACTCCGTTTCGCGTGGGTTGAACATCTACTACAATATCTATTATGCACTCACTGGAGCCAAAAGTCAACCGTTTTTTGACGGTTTTTAGCGGTGTTGCATTTCTGCAACATCTGCTGAGTTTGG